GAGCATTTTCTTCAATTTCTTTTGTTTGAAATTCCATATCACGCCAGTTACGATTTAGCGTTTTTAATGTAGCGTCAAGAGGAAGCTCTTGCTCTACTCGGACATAATTAAATAATCCCATACTACTTATTATATTTTAAATTTTTATTAAGTCAATGTTGTTCTTATTATCTATTATAACAAAAGAAGCTCGTTCCTCGCAGAAACTACCAGTATTAATATACTTATCAGAGTATTCGGCTATATGTGAATGACCGCAAATTACTTTATCATAGTTATTATTTTCAATATATTTGAGAGCATTTTTTTTCATATCACAGCTTTTTTCTATAAAATTGTTTGTTCTGTTTTTAAACAAACGAAAGAAATCATCAGCAAATGGGGTATAATGTCTGAATATGTAATATAATCTTACAATAAAATTCGTTATGTATTTAAATCTACTAAAATAAATATCAAAAATATCGCCGTGAACAACAAGAATCTTTTGGTCTTTTAATTCCAAGATGTATTCGTCTTTGCAATCAAATCCTAGAAGGATGCTCATAAATTCTGCTTTAAGAAAACAATGATTGCCAATTAAGTATATTACTTTTTGTTTTTTAGATAGCTTTCTTAATTTAGACAACACTTTCCAATGATTGCCTTTTAAACGATTCAAATTAAAATGGTCAAAAAGATCGCCAGCAATAATAATTGTTTTTGCTTTGTGTTTTTTTAAAACTTTCAATAATAGTTCGGCTTTACAATCTTTATCTCCAAGATGTATGTCGGAAACTATAAGAAATTTATTCATTAATTTGTTTATTTTGCAAAAGTTTGGATATAACAAACATTACTCCAAAAAATGTTGCCATTTGATAATCTTTATTTAAAATATTTAAAATAATAAATATAGATAATCCTAATTGAATAATTGAATTGATTAATTTCATAATTCCTCCAATTCTGATATAGATAAATTATAACAATCTGCTTTAAATGTCCAACCTAAATGAGATTTTTCATCTACATCACCTTTCTTACAAAATCTAGCTTGTTTAAAATAATCAGTTTTCTTTTTCTTGCCAAGAATCCACGCTTTAGAAAAATGATCTATTACTCTCACAAAAACATAATAATTGCAATCTTGTTTTGTATTAAAATCTGAAACACTACAATCATATTCTGGTTTAGGTTTTGAAGTGCAACGCTTTGTTTTTACTTCATACTTAACGCCATCTTTTTCTACATCAAAATCATAATTATCTGGTTCATTGGCTTTTAAATATTCTGCAACTAACATTTGACCAATATAACCAGCGATATTACCACCGCCTTTGGTAATAGAATTATGCAATCTTCCAAGGTTTCTTGCCTTTTGTCTTGCTTTAACTAAAATGTCGTCTGATATTTCTAATTCAATCATAACTTTGCAAAAGATTGTTCTTTCATTTTTAATTCAAAATCTATATCTACATTGTGTCCGTATGTATCGGGCAAACGAGTAGCATAATCAGCGTGTTTGCGTGGATTTTTATGTCCAGCAATACTCTCTGAATAATGGAACAAAGGAATATGATTGCCCCAAGTAATTCGTGCAAGATGAAATGCTTTTTCTTCTGATAGATTATCTGGATGACATTTGTGATGAAGATAATCAAAAGTTATAGGAATGTTAGAAACAGAATGAAAATGTTTCATAAGTTTCTTAATAGACCAGCAAGTATCTTTATCGTCATTTTCTATAACTAATCTAGATTTAACATCGTTGCTTAATCTATCAAAGTTGCTCATAAACTTCTTTACTACATCGTTTAGATTGCCTTTTGCATTATGAATGTGCATATTCATAGGTGCATCATAATTAAGGGGACAACCAATTTGCGACATAAACCAACCATAGTGATTTAATTCTTTGATTGTTTTATCTACTGCATTGTCATTGTCACTAGCAAGAACATTAAACTCACTAGGATGACAAGAGATGCGAGCATTAGTAGATTGAACTAACTTTTTGATATTATTAAATTGATCTACAATCCTGTTGTAATCTGGTAAATCTTGTAATGATACATTAGCTTTATCATAAGTGATAAGAGGAAATAAATCTGATGAAAGTCTGTATGTATGATTATGGTCTGCACAATACTTAATATAATGATATGTAACAATCATATTATTGAGTATTCTAGATGAAAGAGATGAAAGAGCCTCTTGTCTTGGTAGACTAGAGAATCTAGCATAAGTCATAGTATTGAATTTGATTGGCTCATCTCTTTCTGCAAGAGATAAGACAATGCAACAAACACCTTTTCTACTCATACTAGCATATTAAAACAATATACAAGAATAGTCAAGCATTATCACCAATGATGTATAGCATTGACAATAAGAACTATATTAGCAATCACACCAAGTATAACTACAAATAATTCAAATGTTTTGTGTTTCATAATTCTCCTTTATCAAAAAATCCTTGTGAGTTTAACTTCGCTACACCCAAGCATTTATATTTGAAAGTAAAATCATCTGGATGAATAATAGAAAGAAATCTTCGTCCTTCTTCTGTTTCATATAGATAATATTCTTGACCAATCGCACATTCTATTCTGCACTCAAAAGTATCAACAAAATTATTCCAATCATTTAACGATACAAGATTATCATATTCATCTTTAAGCTCTTGCAATCTTGTTTGTATTTTTTTATTTAGATTTAAATGTCTAAGTTCTTGTATTTTATTGAGATCCGCAAGTTCAATCTTTGGAGCAGAGTATTCTGCTATGTATGAAGAACTTGCACGATTCTCTAAAGCTCTTTTGAAATCTGTCATTTGTAAATATATGTTGATGAACCATTTTGTTTTTTTAATTCTTTTTTAATCAACGATTTTTGACTTTCAACTTTCCAGTTTATACTATCATAGTTATTCTTAAAACTATGAGAGAAACAATTTCTTGGTTTATCTCCTTTTCCAGCACCCATATTTGGCTTTTTTTCATTCATAAATACAGCTCCTTATTTGGCAAAATCTCGTTAGCAAATAGACTTATTTGCAAAAACTTCATTAGCAAATTGACTTATTTGGCGGAATCTCATTAGCAAATTAACTTATTTGCAAAAATCTCGTTAGCAAATAGAGTCATTTTAACCAGATTGAGCTAGGATTATAGCTTTCTGTATCAAGATAATCCCAAACTTTCCAATCTTTTTGTCCTTTAGAATATTCTATAATGTTCCAAAGAAATGCGTAAAGATCTTCAATATGCCAAACATCATCAAGTAATTTTTTCCCTAAATATCTTGATTGGTGAGCGATATGATCTGCATAACTATAAGCAAACGCAGAAAATGGAGGCAATACGCATCCCATAGAACAAAGAACTCCTTGCATCCTAGAGGCAACTTCTTTTCCTCCGACAGAATGCATTGTTACAATTACTCCAGCTGGTTTTCCAAGTAGATGCTTTTTGCCTTCGATCTCTGTCATTTTTTCAAAAAGTTGTTGCATACTAGAACCCCAAGAATCCCAATAAGTTCCTGTGCAAAAAATAAGAGCATCGCTTTCTTTGATTATATGTCTAACTTTTGGCCAATAAAAATCTTTATGAAGATGAAGTATTTTAATATTTATATTTGAATCTATCTTGTTAATCTTTCTTCTTATTTTTTTTATAAGAGATCCAGTATTTCCATTCTTACCACCAATAGATCCATTAATTATGGTAAGAGTTGTTTTCTTTTCGGGCAAGTTCATTGATATAATCCTTTATAATATTATATAATCTTATTTCTTCTTTATTGGCTTCTCTTTCTACTTGGACAAAATCATAAAATATATATTCTTTTAATTGATGGTGTTTAAATCTATGTATTCCTTTTTCATCATCTCCTTTAGCAAAGACATATCTGAATGGCAAAGGCTCATTTTCTAATTTATATAGTCTTCCATACTGAGGTAGAGTATCTGGATCTATGCCATCTGGCATAATTACTTCTTCTTTGTCAAAGAATTGTAATATTTTTTTAAATATCATAAAACTCCAAATACTTTCAACATAACAATAGAAGAAACAATAGCTCCAATAAGACTACTACAAGTTCTAATTATTTCTAATTTATGATTGTGATGATCCACCCATATTTCAAAAGGATCTCTTAGCTTTCCTTTTGCTAATAACTTTCGCTTTTGTTTTTTAGTAAGTTTTAAGTTTGATATTTGTTTTAATGTAATCATCTTTTTCTCTTTGGTCTTGCTGGCTTCCAGATAATATCGTTGGTATCTAAATCTGAACTCCAAAGCATTAATTTACTATACAATCCATACCCAAAACCATTAAACCATTGCATTGTAGTTATACTTATTATATCTCCAATAATATAGAATATATAAGAGAATATTAGTTTCATTCTATATATAATACTATAAATTTATAAATTTATCAACAAGTTTTAAATATTTAATATTAAAATTTTGGTATAAAATTAATTAGAGCTTCATCACCGTATACTTGAAATGATTGTAATTTATATTGTTTTTTATCTAGCATATTTTTTAATTCATTAATATACTCACTTTTTGTATATATAACTAAAGTCTCTCCATCATTAACATCAACTCCATATTCATCTGCAAATTCTGAACATATTGCTAACGCTTCACTTTGATTACTCATAATATATATTACACAATATATATTTGGCTTTTTTGTATTAGTAAATATAGATCGGAACGAGTAGGATTCGAACCTACGGATGATATTAAACCATCGGAAGTTTAGTAAACTTCTGCTTTAGACCACTCAGCCATCGTTCCATTAAAT